TACAAGCCAGTCTTGTGCGTGGGTTTCCCCATTGAGCATTGTAATTTGTTTAGACATAGGTGTTATTTATTTATCGGGTTAATCCCATTGCTTGAATAAAGCGTTGACCCTTATCATAGTCAATGCCTTTTATAAGTCGGTAGATAAAAGCAGAGGCTCTCTTGATACTATCCATCTCTGCCTTGCTTGTATCCTCTCCTGTATTGGCATACATCTGTGCATCTATGTGCAAGAGTTGGTCAATCGTCTCTTTGTCGCTTAACGCTTCCTCAAAGGCTATCTGCGCCTTGTAAATCGCTTCGGTGTGTGTCATCATTTCTGGTAGTCTATTTGTCGTGTGATTATCTCATCTTCGTCATCGCATACGCAACTCTCCTTCTCACATTCGTGGCAGCAGGAACAAGTCCAACTGTCATCACAATACTCAAAGCAGATGTCACATTGTGACGCTCGGTCTTCTTGGTACGAAGCCAACTCTCTATCCAAGTAGTACATTATATTCTCTCTATTAGTTCGTAGATAAATAAAAAGAATGCAATGCCTATTGAAGAGGCAATGAATAGAGTGCCTCCGTACAGGAGGTCTTGCTTTAGGGTGTAGGTCTTTTTAGACATAATAAGGTGTTTTTGTTTCTGCTAATATACACAAATTTGTTAACACCAAACATTACAACACAATTTTATTTACAAAAAAAGGTTGCGTAACTAAAGACTCTAATGGTGGTATCCACCCCAATGCATTGTCATCACCCGTAGCAGAGTTACCTACTATCTTGTAAGTAACCTGCTCCAAGTGGCTTAATAATCCCTTACGCTCAAATACAAAGGCGGTGTTGGATTCATCTCTTTTTAAGATGTAGATGTAGTAGATGGCTTTACTTGCTTTGATACCACTATCCTCATCTTTGTTCGTGTTCTTGAACTCTATGTACAGATTCGGTTGCTCTGGTGTTCCTCGTCTATTAGCCCACCAATAAGCCTTGCTATCGTACTTCACCTCAAAGGTCAGTTCTTCTTTCTTGTAGATGCTCTTCACATCCCAATCGTAGAACTTCATTTTTGGCGCACGGATAATATCGGTGTGTCCTCGTTTCTTGATGTAATCACACCAAAGGTCTTCACCAATATCTCCTTTAACGAAACTCACTTAAATCTGTATCTTTTAGTTTTCTGTCCCCATCGTAGAATGAGAATCTATTATGGGTGTACTTTACACGAAAGCCTCCGTAGTTACCACTAACATCAAACTTGTACTCGTCTGTGCCGTGTACAGTTGTAATGCCTTCAGCCTCTTTATACTCCTTTACCTTATGACCTTGAGTCCAAAGCCATACAAGTAGGAGCTTACTAACCTTCGTATTCTCCATATATCTTCTTGAGGTCTGCAATGTGTTGTGACCATTCTCTCGGATTACAAGAACAAGGAATGTAATACTTGTGTTGGAATACTCTTGAGTGGATTCTACTTAATGGCTCTTGGTACATCTCTTTCACCTCTCTACCATTAAAGTCACTAAAGAACTGCTTGAGGGTCGTGTACTCCCCTTGCTCTAAACATAGCGGTTGTGTTCTTCTGGGGAACAACTTATTGAGCTTTGCCTTACGAGCATCACACCCACAATCAATACCCGTGAGTTCAGCAAAGGTGTCTACTACTTTTTTAATACCAGTAGCCTTTGTGAATTTCTCAATGTCATCTCCTAAACCTTTAGATGCGTTCTGGCTCACCGTTGGCGTAGTCTTCGTAGTCTTCTTTGTTTGTTTCTTTGACATATTCCTTTGTCTTTTTTAATGTATCAAAAATTGAGTATAAGCTAATCTTCGTTTCTTTCTCTATGTCCCTCATAGACATATCTGTAGTGTGGTAGATTTCAAACATCTTCTTGTCATACCAATGCAAATCATTTGTAGACTCCCACATCTTTTCTATGAGCCTCTCAAAACCTTCTGCCTCTTCATAATCAAAGGGTTGCTCCTCTTGGTCATACTCTACCATATCTCCAGAGTAGATAACCATACTTTTCTTGTTTTGAAAGTTGCGTACCATATTACGCAAGGTGACCCATACAAACAACTTGTTCGGTTCATCTTTGTACATAATACGCTCTGGGTCTTCTACATACTTGTTGAGTCGGATGTACATCTCTTGTACGATGTCTTCGGCATAGTCTCCTGCGCCAAAGCTATAAGCCATCTTGACCCAATCTTTATGTTTAGAAGCAAGAAGGTGTAGAACTGTCATTCTTCTCTCTCTGTTGCCCAAGTGATTACAATAGCAAGAACCCCGAAGCACAACTGCAAGGAGTGGTACTTGGGGTTCTCATAATCGTCATTCATCTCGGAGTTCCAATAATTAACTCCTATAAGTAGCCCTGCGAGGGGGGCAATGTCAACTGCAAAGTTCATAGCGTTTAAGTAAGTCTTTGATTTCTTGCTCCTTAAGATACAACTTTTCACGAGTTGTTGACAATTCTTCTCGTGTTTTTTGTAACCGCTCCGTGAGCAAGGCATTCTGCTTGGTTAAGCCCCAATCAATTCCCTCTTCTTGAGAACCTCGTAGCTTGTCCATTATAGCACAACATTGGTTGAAGAACCTCATATAGTTCCTGTCAAACTTTAGGTTCATCTCGTGTCCTTTGGTTGCGTGTATTACAACTGCGTGGTTCTTCTTAACTACTCTTGCAATCTCAAGGGTCGTATACAAATCTCGTGCCGCTACCATAAAAGCAAACCTTGCCATTACATTCCTTTGCTCTCTGGTCTTTGTAATCTTATGGTAGGTAGTATAGTTGTCGTATTCTTCTTGTAACTGTAGTACGGTTGCTCTCATTTGAGGTGTTCGTTAAGGTTATCAAATCGCTCTTCGTAAGCGTTTATCTTTCTCGTAAGGTTGCGTATCGTTAGCTTCAAGTCAGCGTTCTTTGCTTCTGCTGCCCATACCATCTGCTGCACATCTTCTACCATACCGATAGAGGCATCTATAGCAGAGTAGATACTAATGAGGTCAATGAATATATCCATCTCATACTCATTGCTTGGGTCTTGAGGCTTTAGTGCATTTGCTATCTCCATCAAGTCTTGATTCTTTTGTCTCAACCAGAGCAGAGCAATGCTCTTACTTCCTCCTCTTACCCAACGGTAGTCTTCGTCTTTTAATTTGTCCATCTAAAAAGGCATTTTGGATTGTTCTTTCTCTTTCTTTCCTATAAGGTTCTCTCCGTGAATCTCAAAGCCTACATTGTTAGGGATACTCCTAAAGCGTATAGGCTCATCTAATGGGGTAGGTCTACCACCTGTCTCCACCTCTTTCACCTTGCGTATATGTACTTGGTTGTACATCCATTCCGTAGGGTGCTGAATATAACGATGTATAACGACAAAGTCATCAGCTCGGTTTACAAACTTACCACCGCCCTCAATATCTGCTGCACTTGGTGGCATAGGGTGACCTGCGTATTCGTGTCCTGCGGAGTGCTTCATTCTTAAAGCATTGGTTACTGCGTGAGCATTCAACCATATACTTACATCGTGTTGCTTTGCCCAATTCCTAAAGTGGGTACTAACTTCGTAATCATATTCGTGACCTCCAAGTGTTTTGAACATCTCTTTGTCCTTCACTAACGAATTGTATGGATCTATCAAGAAACCATCAAAGCCCTCTTCGTGGTAGATGTCAGTAGCTTCCTCAATCAAGTCCTTGTAAGTGTACATCTTCTTATCGGTGTCAATGATAATGAAGTAGCGTTGTACTAAATCAAGAGCCATCTGGAACTCGTCTTCATCTATTTTGTTAATGGGTTTACCCAAGAAGAACTCGGATAGTTTCTTTGCTATTGATACAGGAGTGTTCTCGGAACTGAATACAAGCCACTTAATATCGTTGACTATTGTTTGGAGTAACATTAGGTACAACATCACGGAGGTCTTACCAACATTTGCGTGTCCTAATACAACATTGAAGTTGCCTCGTTTGAATCGTAGGTGCGAATCCAGATTCCATTGCCCGAACTTTAGTCCTTCCTTCACTTTGCCCATTCGGACATCGTCAAGTTTACCAAAGACATCGGCATAAGATATTTTAGACATAGGGTGTTTTGGTTAAAAAAGGGAGGGCATTGCCCTCCCCTAATATATTACTTTCTTTAGAATGGCAAACCATCTTC